CCGAGGCGGCCTCCGCGATTCGGTGCGCTCCGGTTATTCAGCACTCGATCAATCATGTGGTGGATGAGATGGAACTTTTGGCATTAGAGAAACACGCGGTCAAAGACAATTGCGACATAACCAGGATCTTGAAAGCCGATGCGGCTCTTGATGAGGGAACCGATTTCGCTTTCGTCGATTCATCGGAGCAGATCTCAAGTTCGGATCCAGCGAGCCTTCAACAAATCACCGGCGGGAAAGTGGTGGCGTTGAAGCCGCACGAAAGCCTTGAATCCTTCCAGCCGTCCAGGCCGAGCCCAACGTTTACCGGGTTCCTCGAACACCTGCGCCGGGACACTGCGCTGGGAGTTCTGCCCTACGAATTTGCCGCCGATCCAAGCAAAGTGGGAGGCGCTTCAACTAGGCTTGTGATCGCCAAGGCCGACCGACGTTTCCAACAGAGACAAAACGCAATTATCAATCGCCTTATCAAGCCGATCTGGTTCTATGTCATTGGCGATGCTATTTCCAATGGCCAGTTGCCTGCAACCGCCGACTGGTGGCGGATCAGCGCAGTTACGCCGCGACGAGTCACGGCTGACGCTGGCCGGGAAGCGCAAGCCAACCGGGAAGACGTCATTGTCGGCCTCAAGACGCTCTCGGACCATTACGAGGAACTCGGCGCGGACTTCTCCGAGGAACTTCGGCGTCGGGCTCGCGATATGAGGCTCGTCCTCGACGTTGCTGCCGAGTTCGGCGTTCCGGCTGGCCTGCTCTGGCAGCCAGCGACGCCTCCACCGATGCCTGCACTTCCGCTTCCGGGTTGACAGACGTCTGGGTCGATGCTCGACCTGCTGCTCGCTCATGATTCCTGGCTCATTTCGCCGGACGCCCTCGATCATCTCGCCTCCCGAGCCGAGGCTTACGGTCGCGGATTAATTAAAGAGCAGGCGACTCCGCAAATTCCGCTGACCGAGGTTCGGGACGGCATCGCGGAAATTGCCATCCACGGAACGATGGCACGGAGGCCGAACGATTTGACCCGCTGGCTCACGGAGGCAACGGACACCGAGCAGGTCCTCGAGGCAGTTCGGCTGGCGGCCGCTGACGACTCAATTGAGTCGATCCTGCTCGACATTGACTCTCCGGGCGGGTCGGTGGCCGGAGTGCCTGAGCTGGCCGAAGCGGTCGCGGAAGCTTCGAAGAAAAAACCCATCTACGCTTGGACGGGAGGTCGGATGGCCTCGGCAGCGTATTGGGTTGCCAGCCAGGCCGACGGCATTTTCGCATCTCCATCTGCTCGGGTGGGATCCATCGGAGTTGTCGTTCCCTTTCTGGATCGCAGCAAAGCGATGGAAAAAGATGGCCTCAAAATGGAGGTTTTCGCGAGCGGTAAATACAAAGCCGCCGGAATGCCCGGAGTTTCCCTGACCGATGAGCAGCGGGCATCGATCCAGGCCGACGTGGAAGAACTTTTCGGCGATTTCAAATCTGCCGTTTTGGCGAAGGGTCGGAAAATTTCCGAGGACTCGATGCAAGGCCAGATGTTTTCAGCCAGGCAGGCGAGCGCAAGAAACCTGAGCCGAGTCGAAAAAAACAAGGAAGCGGTCAGGCGGAAGCTCAGGGCGATGACCGGCGCTGCGATGGCTATGGCAGTTGACAAGAGCCGCACCGGAAAATACCAGACCATGGATAGCACTGAAGAAACTCTACAGGCTGCGATTGAGCGGCTCCAACAACTGGAAGCGAGCCAGTCCGCGCTTGTCGATTTCCAAGCGTCGCTCGATACCGCCCGAAACACCTACGAAGAACGCATCGTGAAGCTGGCCGAGGACGTGACCGCGCTGACCGAGCTGACCGAGCAGCTTGCCATCGAAAACGAGCAACTGAAGGTTAAGGCGGAGGAGATTGATGCCCGCATCGCTGCCCGGGCCGCCCAGATCGCCGCCGACTCCGGTGCCGCTCCTCTCGCAGTTTCTCCAGTTGGCGATGATCAGCCGCAAAAAGCCCTGAGCGCCGCCGAGATCTGGAACCGTCAATTCGCCAAACGCTAACAATTTTCTGACACACTACAATGTCCTACCCGACTCTGCTTGACCTCGCCCGGACTGATGCCGGGATCCTCTATCCGATCATCGAAGATAGCCTCAAATCCGCACCGGAAATGAGCATCTTCCCAGCTGCCACTATTACGGGCAGCACTATGGAACTGACCGTTCGCACTGGCCTCCCAAGTGTGGCCTTCCGGGACGCGAATGAGGGCGTGGCCCGCTCGAAAAGCACCTACGACACGAAAGTGTTCCAAACGCACATCCTCGACCATCAGATCGCGGTCGATAAGCAAGTTCTGGCCGGAGCAAAGGACCCGGGTCGCTGGCTCAGCAATCACGCCACCGGTGCCGTTGAGGCTGCGATGCGCTACATCGGATCCCAGATCTATTATGGAACTGGAAACGACGCCAAGGGCTTCCCGGGCCTCCTCGCTCAATATTCTGCTGACTCGGCTCACGAAGTTGATGCCGCTGGATCGACCAACAAGACGTCCGTTTGGATGGTTCGGTTGGGAGTCGAGACCTTGGAGGTTCTTTTCGGGAACGACCAAACCTTGCGCCTCAACGATCAGTGGGAGCAAGAAACGGTTACCGACGGTTCCGGCAACCCATACCAAGCGTGGACTAACTGGCTAACTGGCCGGGTCGGTCTTCGCCTCGCCAATCGCCATGCTGCGGTTCGGATCAAAAACATCGAATCGACCACGAAGAAATTGACCGACGCGATGCTCTATTCGGCCTACGAAAAATTCACCGAGTTCGGATTCGAGCCGACCCACATTCTGATGAACGGTCGCTCCCGGGAACAGCTTCGTTCGGGTCGCACCGCCACGAACGCCGCTGGTCTGCCCGCTCCTCTCCCGACTGAATGGGAAGGCATCCCGATCATCCGAACCGCCTCGATCTCCTCCAGCGAATCCTAACTTTTTTCTACCATGTCTCGCAATCTCCAAGACGCCCTTCTGATCAAATCCTCCGCGCTGCCTGCGGCCAATGCCTCGAACCATACTGCCTCCATCGATCTGACGGCGACGACTCAGGACGAGTCTCCGTTCGAGGTCAGCTTGAGCGTCCCTGCGACGCCTAACCTGGCTGATACGAAAAAAATCACCTTTACGTTCGAGGACTCGGCTGACAATAGCTCGTTCGCGGCCATCGCTCCGCTCGCGACTTTGGTGGTCACCGGAACAGCATCTGGCGGAGCTGCCGCCGAGCGCATCGTTCGACTCCCGGGAGTGACTCGCCGCTACATTCGGGCCGCTGCCGCCGTTGAGAGCGCAGGCGGAACGAATACGGCGGTGTCCTACACTATCGGCCTGATTTTCTGATTCGTTTTGGTCCGTAGTCACGCGAATTGGGCGGGCCAGACTTCTACTCTGGTCCGCCCTTTTTTTCATGAGCCGATACTCCGAAATTGAGGCCGATATGGCCGAGATCCTCGCCGATGTTGGCACCCAGATTAGCTGGGACGGCGACGACTACGACGCTATTCTGACTGAGCCTCGGGTTGACCTCGACCTGACGACTGGCGGATTTTCGGCTGAGGCGGATTACTCAATCAAGATCAGGAAAACGGATCTTCCGGAGGGATCTGCTCCGGCAGCAAAGGACCAAGTAACGATCGCCGGAGCTATTTACGTCGTTCGCGGAGTAACTGACTCTCCGTCTTCTCCGATGCTGGTTTTGCACGTCGCCAGAAAATGAACTCGCAAATAGAGGCAGCATTCGCCCAATGGATCGGCGGCCTGGTCAATTCGGCTCCGGTCTATACCGGTTCGTCTGCAACAGAAATGGACGTTACGGATCTGGCGATTGTCGTTACGGTTCCGCAGGTTGAGTTTGTTCTCTACCAGTTACACAAGGCAACCGTTGAAATCCTGATCGGCGGGCCTGCATTTCATGCTTCATTGAGCAACTACCGGAACGTCGCGGCAGAAGTGCTGGCACCTATTCAGTCGCAGAATTTCGGAGCCTTGGTCACTGCCCTCGCACCAATCGCAGCCTTTCGCGGCATCGCCATTCAGGATTCAGCCGAAAGCCAGACCGATGATTCGTGGACGCACACGATTCGGCTGATCTGCGGGC